TCATCCATGGCGCCCAGAAGGTCGGTAAGACCACGTTTGCCGCCGGCGCCTACAAGCCTGTCTTCCTCCCCCTGGAAGACGGCCTCGCCGGCATCGAAGCCGATTCCTTCCCCATGCTGAAGTCCTACGACGAGGTGATGCAGGCCATCGCTGTGGTGAAGGAAAGCGACTTCGGCACTGCCGTCGTCGACTCGCTCGACTGGCTGGAGCCGCTGGTGTGGCAGTCCGCATGCCAGCGCAACGGCTGGACCTCCATCGAACAGCCTGGCTACGGCAAGGGCTATGTCGAGGCGAACGCTGACTGGCGCCGGTTCTTCGAAGCCTGCGACGGCCTGCGTGATGCTGGCAAGGCCGTGATCCTGATCGCCCACAGCACCGTGAAGCGCTTTGAGGCGCCCGACGTGGAGGCCTTCGACCGCTACGAATTGAAGCTGCAGAAGGGGCCTCTGGGCCTCGCCGTGGAATGGGCGGACATCATCGGCTTCGCGCAGGAAGAGATGGCGATCAAGAAAGAGAAGGACGGCTTTAACAACACCCGTGCTCGTGCCATCGGCACCGGCAGCCGCGTCCTCCACGTCAACGCGAAGCCCTCGTTCATCGCCGGCAACCGCTACGGCCTGCCGGACACCATCGACCTTTCGTGGCCCGCCCTCATGGCCGCCATGAACCCCGTCGCCAAGGCGGCGTAATCCCCGCACGTCAACCCGAAGACAAGAACAGGAACACGAACATGGCAAACCTTTTTGGTAGCTACGATCCGAACGCCGAAGCCCAGCAGGAATTCTCTGCCATCCCGACCGGCGAATACCTCGCCGTGATCGTCGATAGCGACATGAAGCCGACGAAAAAGGAAGACGGCGAATATCTTGAGCTCACGTACCAGGTGCAGGAGGGCGAGTTTAAGGGCCGCAAGGTCTGGGCACGCCTGAATCTGAAGAGCTCCAACGCCCAGGCGGCCGAGATCGCGAACCGCCAGTTCCGCAGTGTCCGTGAAGCCACGGGTGTGATGAACCCGCGCGACTCGCAGGAGCTGCATAACAAGCCGCACGTTATCCGCGTCGAGTTTATCCCCTCAGGCACAAAGCAGAAGAACGGCTACATCACCGACCGCGACGCCAACGAAGTGAAGGCGTGGAAAAAGGTCGAGGGTGCCGTGGCGACTACCGCCTCCAATGCTCCGGCCGCCGGTGCCGCGAACTCCGCCGATCCGACGCCGCCCTGGGCCGCGAAGGCCGCTTAACCGAATCAGCCCAGCCGGCGGTGGCGCAGATAACACCGGCACTGGTTTGACGTGGGGCTATCTCCGCCACCTGTGGCTACGACCTGACTGTAAGCGCGGAAGGCCGCGTGGGTAATGCGAAAGCGTAGTCGGAAGAGGCTCCAGGTGGTCCTAAAGCGGCGCTGCGCAAGCGGCCTCGCCACTCACCGAGAAACTAGCGCGTGGCCCCGGCGATACGGGGCGAACCACGCCCTGTGGTGCACATGGCACAAGCAAGCCGCTTCTGGTGATCGGGTGTTCCCCCTCCCCCGCGCCTGAGAGCCTGAGGCGGCTTCCTTGTATGGCAGAGCGGCGTGGAATCGACACGCATAGAGGGATCAGCCGGACCTCAGAAATCCAACCGGAAAGGCGCAGGCATGTGGCGCCAGGAACCCGCGACGACGGACCTAAACACATCGCCGGCACAGAACCCGGCCCCTGCCACCCCAACACGAACGAGAACCCGAACATGGCCCTTCTACCCGAACGACAGGAAAGTCCGACCGTGACGGCGATCTACGCCGCATGGGAAAAGACCCGCAACGAGCCGCCGCGCGCCTACCTTGGCGGCAGCGTCATTGGTCGCGAGTGCGAGCGGCAGCTGTGGTACGGCTTCCGGTGGGCCACGGGCGGCGAGCACTTCGAGGGCCGCATGTTGCGCCTCTTCGATCGTGGCCAGCGCGAGGAAGCTGCCTTCGTCGCTGATCTGCGCTCGATCGGCTGCCAGGTGTACGACATCGACCCGGCGACCGGCCGACAGTTCAACTTCAAGGCGGTCTACGGGCATGTCGGCGGCAGCATGGATGCCGCGATCGTCGGCATCCCCGATGCGCCGAAGACCTACCACGTCGGCGAGTTCAAAACGCACAACGCCAAGAGCTTCGCCACGCTGTCGAAGGACGGCGTCTACAAGGCAAAGCCGGAGCACTTCGCCCAGATGCAGCTCTACATGCGCTGGTCCAGCCTGACGCGTGCGCTGTACCTGGCCGTGAACAAGGACAACGACGAGCTCTACGCTGAGCGAATCCACTTCGACGAGAAGGCGGCCGCGGCGCTTGAGGCCAAGGCGGAGCGCATCGTGTTCGCCGCCGAGCCGCCGCTGGGAATTAGCGCGGATCCAGCGTTCTTCAAATGCAAGATGTGCTCCCTGTCGAAGGTCTGCCATACCGCACAGCTTCCGGCTGTGTCCTGCCGCACCTGCCTGCATGCGACGCCCGAGAAGGACGGCGACGCCCGCTGGACCTGCGCGAAGTGGAAGGCAGACATCCCCGTCGAAGGCCAGCGCGCCGGCTGTGGCCAGCACCTCTACATCCCCGCCCTGCTGAAGCGCTGGGGGGAGGCCACCGACGCCAGCGATACCGAGAACTGGGTCGAGTACACCGCGGCGGACGGCACCGTCTTCCGCAACGGTCCGCGAGCCCATGCCTCCTACGAGAGCGCCGAGCTTGCGGCGATGAATCCGGCCCTGCTGCGCGACAGCCTGGCCAATGAGATCCGTGACGAATTTAACGGTCGGTTCGTGCCGACCCAGGAGGCAGCGTGAGCAGGTCAGGGTATAGCGATGACGGCGAGAACTATGGGCTGTGGCGCGGTGCAGTCAACCGCGCGATTTCGGGAAAGCGCGGACAAGCTTTTCTGCGTGAACTCGCTGCGGCCATGGACGCCATGCCCGAGAAGAAGCTCATAACTGATGAGCTCGTGCACGATGGTTGCTTCTGCACGCTTGGAGTCGTCGGTGCCGCACGCGGCATGGACATGGCGAACATCGATTACACAAGCCCCGAACGGGTCGGTAAGGCGTTCGGTATCTCGATGGCGATGGCTGCCGAGATCGAATACATGAACGACGAGTATGGCGAATACCTCTTTCCGTACAACGAGCACGAAAGCGACGAGCAACGTTGGACGCGGATGCGCAAGTGGGTTGCAGAGAACATCCGCGAGGAGCAGCCGGCATGAGCGAGATCACCTGCGGCCGAGTCGGCAAGAACACCCTCTCCTACTGCGCTGATCGCGCGGCTGACGCCATCATCGCTTCGGCGAAGACGCTGGCGGTATGCCTGGCGCCCGATGGCATCGTGACCGTCGAGCCCGTGGCCGGCGTCATCGAGGACGAGATGGTCGGCGTCTACAACCCGGACCCTGGCAAGTTCGTCCTCTGGGGGATGATCGAGGGCGACCTGCGCGAGGCGCAGCGCGTCCGCCGCGTCAGTGGTGGCACCTATCACCGTCACCGCGTCGCGCCGGGGAGCAAGGCCGCCTGATGCAATTGCGCCCCTACCAAGAGCAAGCTCTCGAAGCCTGCTGGGACTTCCTGCGGCACCGTGAAGGCAACCCCGCGCTCGTGCTGCCCACCGGCGCTGGCAAGTCGCCACTCATGGCTGCGATCGCCCAAGACGCGGTGCAGCGCTGGGGTGGCCGCGTGGGCGTCATTGCTCACGTGCAGGAGCTTGTCGAACAGAACAGCGCGAAGCTGAAGGCGCTTTGGCCTGAGGCGCCCGTGGGCATCTACGCCGCAGGCCTGCGCCGCCGCGACCGCTTCCACAAGATCATGTACATGCAGATCCAGAGCGTGGCGAAGATCGCGCACAAGCTGGGTCGGTTCGACTTCTTGCTGATTGATGAAGCGCACCGCATCCCCCTCAAGGCCGAAGGGCTGTACACCCAGTTCATCAAGGATTGCCTGCGCTTCAACCCGAACCTGCGCGTCGTCGGCCTCACCGCGACCCCGTACAGGCTGCAGGGTCAGGCGGTGCCGGTGTGCGGCCCGAATCACGTCCTCAACGAGATCGCTTACGAAGCCCGTATCGGCGACCTCATCCGCGATGGCTTCCTGTCCCCCCTGACCAGCAAGCCGGGCGATACACCGGACCTCTCCGCAATTCACCTGCGCGGCGGCGAGTACGTCGAAGCGGAGCTTGCCGACGCCATGATGGCTCTTGTCGATCGCACCTGCGACGACCTGGTTAAGCGCGCCTTCGACCGCCGCGCCTGGATCGTCTTCTGCGTGAACGTGAAGCACGCTGAGGCGGTGCGGGACGCGCTGAAGGATCGCGGCATCGACGCCGGCCTGGTGAGCGGCGAAACGCCCAAGGGCGAGCGCACCCGCCTTATCGACGACTTCCGTGCCGGCCGCTTCCGCGCGATGGTGAACGTGAACGTCCTCTCCGAGGGCTTCGACGCACCCCATATCGACTGCGTCGCGATGCTTCGCCCTACGAAGTCCCCGGGGCTGTACTACCAGCAGGTCGGCCGTGGCTTTCGCCTCTCCCCGGGAAAGACGGACTGCCTGATCCTGGACTATGCCGGCAACATGCTGGAGCACGGCCCCGTGGACGCCATCCGCGTGCGCCAGGCGACACCCCGCAAGGCTGCTCATGTCGAGCGCGGGACGACCAAGGAGTGCCCTCTCTGCCGCGAGCTGGTCCCGCTCCAGACCCGCGCCTGCCCGGGCAAGGACGCACGCGGCGAACAGTGCAAGCACATATGGGGTAGTGGTGAAGCCGCGCATAGCGACACGCCGATCGATGCGCCGGTGCTGTCCTCGCAAGCCGCCGCGCATGCCACCCATGGGCACCCGGTCACGAATGTGACCTACGCGCCGCACAAGAAGCCGGGCAAGACAACGAGCCTGAAGGTGACCTACGAGTGCGGCATGCGCCGCTTCAGTGAGTGGGTGCCCATG